AGATTTTTTAGAGATTAGTTTACCGTCACGGAAATACATCCAGCGACCGTTTTTAGTTCTCTTACGATAGACCCCGACAGGCATAACCGATTATAGTTTAATCCATTATATAACTGTATTCCCTTCCGCATTTGTTAAATAGCATTTACCTTATGGTATAGTATGGACGCATCAGTTAAAGAATTTGTAAAGCCTGACGTTTCTTCTCCTTTGAAGAAGCGTGATTCCTACCTAAGGGTATCGGATGAAGAACCTCTATTAGTGACAGTTGATCAAGTAGAGAAAGTAAATATCTCCACAGATGGGGGTATAAAAGAAGGGGTAAGGGTTACGTGCCGTGAAGTTATCACTAAAAAAGACGGGAATGACTTTAGTTTTCATCCTACGGAAGAACCTAAGATCAAGGAATCATATTCCACCTCATCCTTTTATCTATTGAAAGACTTTCAGACGGCATCCCATTGGCCTAAGGAAGGTATCTTCTATTGGGTATGGAAAGCAAGTGACGGTCTGCGTTGGGAGGAAGCGTGAGAACTACTGATTCATGTATAGGTGACTACTACGAGAAAAAGGTAGATGGTGATGATGAGGAAACCTATTCAAGTAATGAATTGCTAGAAGTGATCGCACATGAATTATGTTTGATTAAGTTTCTGTTGATGAGGCCAGAATGAAGTGCGAATGGATAAAAACTAAAGCACGTTGTGGATGTTGCGACAAATGGAGGAAACATAATGCCTCTATGTAGTTGTTATAACATGAACTGGAACCGTGTGTCAGCGACCTGCTCTCTATGTGGTCGTAAGATTAATGGGGGAGCTTAGGGTATGAAGGGGTTGGGGTTGCGAGTTTTGTGCATCAGAGTGCGTTGTAGGTGCGTTATTTCTGCAATCCCATGCCTAGCACTGCGTCAGTCTTGCTTTTAGATCCTTTGGCCGCTGCTTCTGTAATCATCGGCAACATTTTAGAAGCCAAGGCTTGAACATACCAAGGCTGACCGCTTAGATCTTGAGTAATATTATGCAACATCGAAAGTTGAGAACCCTCTTCAGAACCTTTCAATTCTTGAGCAGCATTTCCCATTGCTCCAGCCCAAAATTTTTTAAGACTCTCTCTCGCTTGTGGCAACATAAATTCCTCAAAATCAATTAACATCTGTTCTCTTATCTTTTTAGTAATTACATCTAAAGACATAAGAAGAGTCTCGTCAGATTCAGAACTCTTTAACCAGCTTTCTATTTTTTTCTGAGTCCGCAAAGGTATATGCCACGTGTAAATCCCCAAGTAGAGAAAAAACGAAAGGATCCAGATTAAAGCGAATGTTAAATCGGTCATATATCCTGCCAGAGTTTAGAACTCCATCCTTTTCTAATCATACAAGTTGCGTAAGCTAAATCCTTACCAATAACAAACACGTCTGAATATTTTTTACATTCATTATGGTCACTTAATATTTGTTGCTTTTGGGCCATATCTAATTCACCTAATCCGACTTGCTCCTTTATCTCGTCTTTTGCTTCTTTGATAATATCTTCTGCCGACGGAATATCAATATCTTTTATAAATTCTATAACATCGGTTAAAACATCTAAAGCTTCGTCAACGGAATGATACAAAGAAGCAAGGACAACAGGTCTCGGAAGGTTTAGATCTATTGTAGGTATCGGTTCAGCTATCGCTATTAATTTTGATACTGCGTCTGCTCTCTTATCTAACTTTGCAAAACCTAACCACAATCCAAAAAGAATAACAGGTTGTAAGACCGATACCAGAGGAGGAATAATTCTATTCCACTTTATCCCCTTCAATAACTCCTCAAAATCCTTTTCACTCTTAGGAAATTTCATATTCGATACCCCGTTAGGATGCATGATATCGCTCCATTATTAGAATCCTGAGTTGCTTGGATCTTAACGGTTGAATTTGGAGGTATGACGAATTCAAACATCTTAGGTTGTAGACCAATATTATTGACAAGGACTACGAATTTCTCAACAAATAAAGCTTGACCGTCTACTGATACAATATAACTTAAAACTTCACCATCACTAATCCCACTCCAATCAATACCTAACGTTATCCGTGTTAAATAGAAAGCAGAGGGATTAGTATAATCAAGGAGGGTGACAGCGGAAGAGGTGAGAGGATGACTTCCACTCCACCCATAAATATTACCACCTTTAGCCCTAGAGACTGATTTAGATGCAGCTAGGGTCATGCATAAAGTTCGCCAATAAATGAAAGAGTCTGTAAGGTAGATGCCTGATTATCACTACCCTCGCAAGTTACTGTTACTCTAGTAAGTGGTGGAATAATAACCTTTTGAGTAACGCTACCTGTCATACCTGATCCTTCCGAAACTTTCAGGATAGATATAGTCACACCATTAAACTTTATTTGTACTGCTGCTGATTCGTCAGCCAGTGACTCAGGATTTACAGGTTGGTTATATTGAAACTCTCCAACTATAAAGCCTTTCGGAGAACTGGTATCTAATATAGTCTGTTCAGCAATTGAAGTTCCGAAAGTTCCACTATAGGCATAGACCCAGTTACGGATATAAGAAAATCCGAGCTGAGTGCCACTAAAGACGGCATTACTGCCGAGATTCGTTTTAGCCATTCAAGACTTACTCGAAGTAAAGCGTTACAGATCCAGACGAAGCAGCCATACTGCCACCGCCACTAACCTGTATTGCTATCTGGAGATCTATATTATTAACTCCAGATATACCAAAGGCAACAGGAACGGAATTAAAACCGACTGCACATGCTGCATCGGCTGTATCTCCAGCTATTCCCATAATGGTGAAGTTCTGTTCTGACATATTGGATCCAAGTAAACGGCATACGACCTGATATCCTTTTGCATTAAATCCGTCAAAGGCACAATCCACACGGGAGATCCTAGTCGAACCCTGTGGGACTTGGATATTACCCAAGTTGCTACTATTCATATTGTCAGTTAAAGAAAAATATTCTTTATCTGTTGGCGTGCTATCGAAACTTCTCTGTATCGTTGTGGCTGGCATTTAGATTACAATCGAAAATATAATTTCGATCCTCCGAGTTTTAGTTGTGGAAACTGCCTTCGTGCGAATGCTCCAGCAGCCGCAACAAGTCCAGCAGTAACTAATGTCTTTCTCCCAGAGTCGGTACCAATCATATTTATGGCATTACCTGAAAGGGTACTGAATGCGGTTCCTAAATCACCGTCAGTAATGTCTTTGATAACTCCTTCTACAACAGAAGTTTTACCAAAAGCGCCAGTTACGGTCTTACCTGCATTAAGGTATGCGGCTATTGCTAATCCAGACGCCATACCAGTAACGCTTGGGTGTGGGATTGATTTTCTCATGTAACTCCTTTTTGAATTATTCTTCTTTTTGTTCGTTGCCTTTCGAGGTTTACCGTTTCTTCGTGATGTGGACGCATCGTAAGATTTTTTAGAGATTAGTTTACCGTCACGGAAATACATCCAGCGACCGTTTTTAGTTCTCTTACGATAGACCCCGACAGGCATAACCGATTATAGTTTAATCCATTATATAACTGTATTCCCTTCC